CGCTCCGGCAAACTTCTTCACAAGGGACGGGGCGACATCGATATATGGAACGCCTCGTCTGTACAGCTCCATTCGCATCCCCCATCCGATGCCGCCTAAAAGGAATCCACGCTGACTCGCATACCCGAATCCTTCGATCGCTACAAAGTCATCCGGCTGAACATAATAAGTGACCTCTTGGATCAACGCATTCATACGTGCAGGATCGCTTCCGTCTTTCGAAATCTCTTTCGCTTCAATGATTTTTCCCTGACCGCTTAAGATGACCAATCCCGTGTGTAAAGACGGGTCAATGCCAACGAATCTCATAGGCGCACCTCGTTTAATATCCACGTTTTTGGCGCTCATGATTAATTCGGTTCTTCTTTCTGTACGCATCGACAATTTGCTCTTCCGAAAACCCTAGTTTTTCTCCTAATCCGATGAACATACGAACGATATTTTCATAGGCTTCCTCGACTTCGGTATCTGTTGTAACTTCATGGAGCGTTACGCTGTCGTATAGGCGCCCGATTTCAAAGAATAGATAATTGAATTGCTGAATCGTCGTTTCATAGCAAATTGACGTCAGTTCATCCGGCAGGCCTAGTCGAATTGGCACCAATTGTCCGTAGCGTTCCGATTCCTCAAGACCGATAGAAAGGACAAAATGCAATCCATCGACATATTCCTCAAGAAGTTGGTCAGTTCTTGGCTTGCGATCATTCGACCAAAACTTGAATTGCCGCCATTCGTTCGCGATCTCCCCGAGTTCCGTTTGCAACGCCAAAATCTTTTCTTCCAACCGTTTTTCGCCTTCCGCGCGTGGGTGAATCTTCTCAATATGCGCATCCAATTCTCCTTGTACCTCAAAAAGTTCACGTAGTTCCATGCTTCTTTTCCCCCTCGATTATTCATCCCGCTTCGCTCGCTCAACTGCCAAAATCCATTTCAGTTCCTCGTAATCGAATTCGTCTATTCGCTGCCCTTTAAATTCATTGATCCCCATTTGCCGCAACTGCTGGATCGCGTTGTGCCTCTTCATCTCCCTTTCGACTTCTGATTTTTGAAAATAGCGGTAGAGTGAACCCATTTTCGTTCCCTCCATCAATCAATATCAAATCGGCTTTCCACAGGAGCGATAAGTTCCAATTCGAACAAATCGACTGGCCGCATCCGCTTATTCACTTTCTCCATTTTTGTTCCTCCCTTTCTTTCTCGTTTCTCATTGTTATCAGTTGTTCGAACCATTCTTGATCGCTCGTGTCCAATGCGATGTTCACCATGTCATCGATGTTCTCCCTCGTCAGTTCCCATTGATCCACAAGCGCCAATTGTCGAAGCAACATTTGTTTTCTTTTCCGAACAGGCTTTTCATCGTGGTTAAGAGTGAACTGAACCATTCCTACGGGCGGTCTAACCCACTCGACGTAACCTAACCATCCACAATACGCGCTATTTACGCTGACGCAATACACCCAATCTCCTGGCTCTATTGACGTTTCGCCATCGAACCATTTTCTATCCGTTCCCTTCACCCTCTACCATCCCTTTCGTCAAAACGGCAAATCGTCATCGTTTATTTCGATCGGCTCCCCGTTATCAGCAAAAGGATCATCAAACCATCTCTGCTCTTCTGACGGCTTCATAAACGCTTCTCTCGCTTTCCTAGAGGCGTTTTTCTCTTGTTCGAATGTGTCCCTATCCCCTCTCTGTTTCCTGCCCGAATTCGAAGCGTTGCGCGGCTCCAGAAATGTTGCCGTATCCACCACGACCTGTGTATAATAAACCCTCCGTCCGTTCCGTTCATAGCTACCCGTTTCCAATCGCCCGTCGATCCCGACCATACTTCCTTTCTTCAAGTAGTTTGCGATGTTCTCCGCCTGTTTTCGCCATGCGACGCAACGAATAAAATCAGCTTCCCGCACCCCGTTTTGATTCGCAAACGGACGGGTAACGGCCAGTATGAATGTGACAACAGCCACTCCGCTTGGCGTATATCGAAACTGCGGATCGTCCGTCAGTCGTCCTGTCAAAATGACGCGGTTAATCATGACAATCCCTCGCTTTCTATTTCTCGGCAAACACAACATACGCAAATTTTTTTGGTCGGCTCTCTATGGTTTTGATCTCTATCAAACACTCACCATCCACCGATTTCTTTTCCTGTACAATGACGTACCACTTCTTCATTTTCCTCTCTCCTCATAAAGTCTTCGAAGTTCTCCTTTAGCGGTTCTTTGATTAGCCCGTTTTCATACAAGTCGTATTCATCCGCCCAGTACCATTTCCCAAACATGTCTTCCCTCACCGCCATCAGCCTTTCCGCCAACGCCCGATTCTGGTGGACAGCTTGATGACAGCAGTGGCATAAGGGAGCAAGGTTTCTCCACTTCCCCCTCCCGCCTTGAGAACGGAAACGGACATGGTGCGCCTCAATTCGCGGATCACCGCACATCATGCAACGACAGCCAAACACTTCGATCATGCGATTGTACTCGGTTTTGCTAATGCTTCCTCTCGTTTTTGACGAAGGTGCTTTCCGTTTTCTCCGCTTCTCCGGCACTTTCTTGGGAACGGCTCGACATTCCTTGAAACTCACTCCCTCACCTCCTTTTGATAAAATCCTGCCAGTGACGGAAACGAATTCTTCGCTCTTGCCATCTCTCGAAAAGTTGTGAAGCGATTGCCAATCGAAACAGGAAAATCTATCGGATATTGAAAACAGTTTTTCGGTTCTATGCCGTATTTGTGCCGAACAAACGATTTTGCTTCTTCTTCATTTGCGGCAAACACAAAGGCAAATCGCCCCTGCCCGATTTTCAATGAAAAGACGCGAATTTCGTACACCTTCAAAGGGTTTTCTTCAATAAGACGCGCGATGGTGCGTGTATCTTCTTCAGCCACGCTTTCCATAGCCGCTTCGAGTTCATCCATCGTGCTGTCACGCCGTATCCGTCCTGCGGACAAAAAATAGTGAAGCGTATAGATAAGAGAAGCGGCTTCGTCACGAATGGCTTCTTTCATCAGTTCATGAACGGTATAAATCTTGAATCACCCCCGTGTTTCGATTGTATGAAACCCGAACCGTCCCGACCGCTCCATTGCGGCTCTTAGCCACAATGACTTCCGCAACGCGGGGATCAGCTTCGGCGTTGTAATAGCTGTCGCGGTATAGAAAGATCACCACGTCCGCGTCTTGCTCAATGCTTCCCGACTCTCTGATGTCCGACATAAGCGGTCTCTTGTCGCTTCGTTTCTCTACATCTCGCGACAGTTGCGCCAGTGTGATGATCGGGCAACTGAATTCTTTTGCCGTCTCCTTGATCGCTCTGGAAATCTCGGTGACTTGCAAATGCATGTTTCCGCCGTAATATCGTTCCGGCCGTATCAATGTGAGATAATCAATGAACACGACAGGCTTTCTGTCTGGAAATCGATTGATGGACTTTCTGATTTTCGAACGAATATCCGCAATGCTCTGTCCGGCGCCGTCAAAGATTTGCATGTGTGTTTCGGATGCCTTCCCAATGACTTCGATCCACATGCGCTTCTGTTCTTCTGACAAATCGTGATACGGATTTCGCAACTTCATCCGATTGAATCCGCCAATCGAACCGATGAGTCGGTCGCGTATTTTATCGGCCGCCATTTCAAGCGAAAACACGATAGGCAAGTACCCGTGCCATCCGACGCTCTTCGCGAAATGGATCATGAAGTCGGTCTTCCCCATGGACGGTCGCGCTGCCAAAATGATCGAATCGCCATCATTGAAACCATTCAGCATTTTGTCAAGCTCGCTAATGCCCGACGGCGCACCCCTTTTCCGCTCGGTCGGCACCCACGGCGCTTCGGCTACCTCTTGTAGCAAATCATTGATGTCATGATGGTCGGTGATGCGCCCCTCGTTTAAACGGGTCAGCGCGGTTGTGATCTTGTCAATATCCCAATTTTCTTGCGTCGCCACAACAAGAATCCGCCGCTTCTCTCGCTCTTTCCATTCGTCGAGAACCAGCACTTCGTATTGATCGAATTTCGTTTCGTTCGCAAAAGCGGAGATCTCGTTGAGATAGGACAGGCCTCCAAAATTAGCCACATCTTCTCTCGTTGAAAGCGTCACAATATCCAATTCGTCCTGCTGTGCGATCCGCTTCATGGCAGCGAACAGTTTCCGGTGCTTCGGATCGCTGAAGTGCGTTTCGGTCAGAACCGTTTCTTTGAGCAGGTAGGGACATTCAAGAAATGTCCCTAACACTGCTTTTTCTGCCTCGACGCTCATTGTGGCCAGTCCTCTCCGGCGTTCATGTTATGAACATACAGCTCATAATAAGCTGGCCGTTCCTCTCTATGACAAAGTTCGGCGATCGTAGGCGGATAAGTCTTCTCCTTGGCATGTCGCTTGGCGTTAGACAGCACCAAGTCAAACGGTTCATCCGCCAACAAATCGTACCAAATGTCTACTTTCTCCTTTGACACCTCAAAATTCGAGTAGACAAAGGAAATGAGCTTCATGACATGTTTCACTTGCTCCCTCGTCACGCCGATCCCCCCTTTTTAAAGTTCATCCCAGTTGATCTCGGTTGGCGATTGCCTGCGGCGCGGCGCCTGTTTCCTCTTTTGTTCGAACATTTCGTTATACTCTTTCACATCCTCAAGAGTGAACAGCCCCATAAACTCGAAGTTTCGTAGAATGCTAGAAATGTAGCGTGCCGGATTGCGCGGCATCTGTTTCCGCGCCAATCGGATCGCTTCGACGATGATCGCTTCCGGCTCTTGAAATTGTCCGTTCTCAATGACCTGTTCAAATTCTTGTTGCAAAATAGAAGGCGGTAGATAACCAAATGCTTTCTCGAATTCGGTAACAGGATTGCATTCGGTTTCACGTTCATTCTCTGTCGTTTCCTCCGATAAGTCATTCATCGTCTCGTCCTTATCATCATCTTTTATATCTGTAGTATTCTCTGTGTATTCTCTGGTTATTGGCTTACTCATTTTGGGTTCTACGTTTACCCGTTTTGGGTAGCCCGTCTGCTCATTTTGGGTAGATGGTCTACCCATCCCCTCTAATTTCTCATAATCGATCCGATACCACTTTGTGTTGTCAATCTTTAATTTGTTGTAATTTCCGGTGACGATCAGCCCTTTTTTCTCTAGCGACTTAATAGCACGAATGATCGTGTTTTTAGACCAGAACGGAAATTGTTTCTGCCAATCTTCGTATGTGTTATAAACCCATCTATGTCCATCATGTTCGTTTCCACTCTCTTGCAACCAGTAATGCAATTGTTGCAAGATGATCGCCTCGTTTAGCCCAATCTCTTTAGCCAGTGACGGCAAGATTATCAGCGGTTTTTCATCAAGAAGAAGCTTGCTCATTTCGAATCCCCCTCTGGCCTTTCTTGAATGCAAATAGCTATCCGTTTGTTTATATCAACGTCTATCACCTTGAATTGGGGATGTGTGATCCGTACGTACCCCTTCGCATATGCTTCATATTCCTTCTCTGTTCTAGCCATCCACGTGTAGCAAAACGGCAAAGCCACTTGATATTCGAGCCCTTCTTTAAATGCCTTTTGAATCCGCTCTTTCTTCTTTTTTGCAGCCA